CCAAACAAGCCAACGTTACTTGTTCCAAAAATTATAACTAAATGTCTACTACCTGAAGTAGGTGTAAAAGAAGTTGCTGCATTATCTGCAATAGCAACTGATTTACACATTAAAGGTTGATTTCCTAAATTGATTACAGGTGAAGTAAGTGTTTTATTAGTTAGGGTTTGAACACCGTCTAAAGTTACCATATCAGCACCACCACCACCAAAATCTTCATTAAAAGTTGATTGCTCTCTTTCGTCTGTTATTTCGGCATTAGTTATGGTAACCGCACTGTCAGCCACCTCAACTTCAGCGAGTAATAAGTGATTATCGGGTAATGCGGGAGTTCCAGCACCTGGAGTACCTTCAACCGCTACTAGGGTAGCCACATTACTTGCGTGTTCGTCGGGTTCGACGGCTGTGTCTAATTTCAAACAAATTAAGTCTATTCGTGTTTCGCCTGAATCATTATCTGATATTTCTACTTCGGTTTCTGTGGTTACCACTGCTTCCCAAAATTTAATCTCATCACTGTCAAATTCGTCATAATCAGAATTAGGGATATAACCTACACCGGGATTGACAACAACGGACATATCAGCAGGGGAGTTTTCGACTACCTCTAAATGCCCACCGGCTAGATCAACGACACCAATAGTATCGATAATATCTGAAAATGAACCTCTTACATCGCCTTCTGTCGCTCCACCCTCACCGGTTGACGGTGATGGTCGCATTCCGTTTCTAATTCTAATTGAGATTGCCATGTTTTATTTTATACCTGCCCCGTATATTTTATTATAACAAGATTTTTGTTATTTTTCTTGTTTTTAGTATATCTTTGATTTCGGTTGACATGACTTCGTATGGGTAAAAGTCTTTTTCAATTTCAAGACTTTGCACGAGTTTTATGGTCTTTTTATCAACCTTAACAAAAGTATATTCTCCTACGTGCCTGCCGTTGGCTTCAACGATAGCAATTAAGAGATTATTTTTATCCTCTATTTTAAGAGTAGCACCTTTATATTTTGCTTCTTTGTATTTCATAGTTTTTTTAAATTATTAAGTACCTAAAACAAGGTAGAACAACGATGTTGCTTCAACATTGATTTGGCTATTAGTATTTATCGTTTGAGCCCTCAATTTAAGGGTATGAGTTCCAGTTCCTAGCGTAACAACACCGGATGCTGTTACCGGACCGCCCCAAGTTGCCACATCAGGCGGGGGAGTATAAGCACTAACCGATGTTAATAGTGTTTCAAAACTATTACCTGTTTGGTCTGTGCTATCAATTCTTAGGGTTATTTTTCCCGCAAAAGCAGTACCGCTTTTAACAAACTCCACTATGTTAGCTGTATATATGATTAAAACCCTTGTATCTCTAGTGAATGATATTGTAGTTATTGATGTATCATCTATGTCCTCATACGCACCACTATTCGAGATACTCCTAAAACTTGTGTCCTCTTTGACATTACTGAAAAAATTAGTAGTGCTAACGACACCTTTACTGTCTATCATCGTTTCATCATCGTCATTTTTAATCAAAATAGAGCCATCATCAATTTCTATGCCATCTTTGTCAATTGTAACTTTAACATCATCCGCTTGATCCTTAACTTCAAGTATTCCATCGCCGTTATCTTCCCCACCCAGTGTTGCTGTGCCACCCTGTGCTTTATTCCAAGTTAAGTCCTTAATCTTGGCGTTAGTAATTGCAGCATCGGCGATTCTAGCAGTTCCAATTGGCTGACCGGATAGCATTCTCTTGACTTGGTCAATTTCCGCCCTAAGCCTAGCTATCTGTCTTAATAAATCATCTCTTTGTAATACATTTAAACTCATATTCCTAATCTCCCTAATACTAATGATAACCTTTCTGTATTTTTTTCATCATAAAATATAGTCCACTCGAACACTCGGTATTGCTCCTCTATGTCATATATGCCGGACTTGATTATTATTCTAACTAAATCCCCTAAGCTGAAGTCTGTAATTGATACGCTGTTGTACGATAAGTCAAAATCAAGTTTAATTAAAGGTTCGCTGTATTTTGATAATAAAGCATCGCCCCTATCTTCTAAGGTTGTAGTGTCTGATATTTCCGATTCATTCATTAAACCCTCTCTTATTTTATAAGTTACCTCTTTGGCGGAATCCTTCCTGTCTATGCGTTGTAATTCGTCTACATCTTCACTCTCGCCTAGAATTATGGCGTTATTAGCCATATTCACTGCGTCCTGCTCAATGGTTACATTGGTTATATTCTTTCCGTATTCTAAGATAACATCTTCACTTTTATCTTGACCTTTAATTGAATAGACATTGAAGTTTCTATTATTATCAATTTCAAAATCAAATCCACCGACGACATTGGATAAATTGACAATAGCTTCCATTATATTTTGATTGTAATAACTCCTATCTCTATCTTGTGTTACTTCTATCGTACCCCTCTTAATTCCAAAATTACCATTACTTTTGCTTTGGGTTGTGTTGATCAACCGCCAAGCCATATCCCCACCATCTACACCGTCATACCTTACATAATCGGCTGTGTAACGGTCTTTTAATAAATAAAACCAATCAAAGCAGTATAGTGTCGCCCAATTATTCTCTTCGGGGTTTAGGTGTCCTTCTAGGGCTACCTGTTCCCCCGACCAAACTAGTGTACTATTTTCCCCGCTAACTCTATATATCCAAATTGTGTTTTTTCTTAGTTGGATTAAATCGGCTAATTTAGTTTGATGTACTGGGATTTTAAAACTACACCTTCCGTAATTACTCAATCTCTTTCCAAATTCTAAATCTTTAAATTCAAAAATCTCTCCCAAAAAGATATTACTCTTGTCGGCTGTAAATGACATTGGAATCGTTGCGGGTATTTCCGTACCACCCTTAATATCTCTCGTTTCCTGTACTAGTATTCTATATTGAATTGTAGGCATGTCTGTATTTAATGTTGGCTTTAGATGTTTCGTCGCCACCAATAACAGTTAATTTGATGTCGTTGACTCCAGGTTCTAAGCTCCAAAAATCCCCCTCAAAATCTCCATATACTGAACTTGTATTATTTAACATCACTGTCCTTTCTTTAACATCAATCTCGATGTAATTTTCCCCTGTTATGGATTTTTCAATTATAAAGGACTTACCTGTCGTTTCATTTTCCACCGTCCAGCAAGTACCCACTCCACTTAATCTAATTATTGGGGGGCTTTGCTCATTTCCATTATTAGTTATTTCTTCTTCGTCGTCTACATCAACGCTTTCTAGGGTTTGAGAATATAAACGCCAATCAGGAGCTACAGCCTCAATCATGAATGTATGTACAGAATGATTGTATTGATTTAAGTATTTCGTTATTTCCGCTTCGCATTGTAAGGTTAGGTTATCGTAAGTTGTGAACTTGAAAAGTTTCAATGTTCCGTTTTGTCTTAAGACCGAACCCAATGTCCTACGATTTGTAAAGACACTTGATCCGATTAAATCCCCTACGATTGTAATCATCCTTCTGCCAAATTTAGATGTTATATATAATGCTCCGCCCTCTCCAGCTATGTCCTCGACTACTGGTATAGTTTCAGGATAATCAAATCCCTCAAACTTCCTTAATATAGTAGTTGAATCAACATCTGAAAAGCTAAAGGTTGTTGAATTATGTGTTATTGATAAGTTTTTCATGTTAAGTTTGCTTTAAATCCTAATTCCCTGCCGACACTTTCTAGGTCAAAATCACTGCCCATGCGGTCTACATTGACCGCTATCTCTTGTCTGACTACTCTAGCACCACCGAAAGCACCATCATCAACTCCAAACGCCATGCTGGCTGTTGGTAATCCTATGTCTGTTAATTGACTAAATTCTTTGGTTATTATTCCAACACCCTTGCGAACATTATCCACAAGTGAAGGTGAAAATCTTGCAAATGGGTTTATTTTGTTCAGGGATTCTTTAATTCTACCAGCTATTCTGTTGACAGCCTCTTTTGCCTTATTAAATGGGGATACGATAGCCTTGACTATCTTTCCACCTAAGTTTCTGAAAAAGTCTGGTATTCCATTAAAAAATGCTTTAATTTTATCCCAGTTTTTAATTATTATATAAGCAGCTCCAGCAACCGCAGCACCTAGTAAAATAAGAGGAGCCATTGCCACTAATGTTGCGACAGCAGCCGCACCCGCAGCAATAGTCCAAGCCACAAAGGCGGGTATTAACATTGCCATTATTCCAATTGACACTGCCTTTATTTTATCTCCATGCTTTTCCAAAAAGTCCGATACTTTTTTAATCATTCCTTCCGGACCGCCCATAGCATCTGCCCAATCATTGAATCTTTTAATTAGAGGACCGATATATTTAACTATCGTTTCGCCAATAAGTTCCATAAAATCAGACATTGTATTTTTAGAAGCTTGCATTTCTCCAGCAAATGTTGCCCTTAGAGCTTCATTAACGCCACCATAGTTTTGTGCTAAAACTTCAGCTAATGTTGCAGCTCTTTCAGTTTCATTGCCTGTCTTTAGTATTTCTTCCTGTGCTTCTGAAAATGACACACCGTATCTTCCTAAAGCACCCACCTGTCCTTCCATAACCTTACCGATTAAATTTCCCACATTTACAAAGTCCGCACCAGTAGCGTTAACCCCTTTCTGTTGGGCGACCATATCCGCCATTGCTGGTGTCAATGATTTAATGGCTTCGGTTGATAATTTGAATGTTGATAATTGTGCTTGACCGTTAATGATAGCCTCGTCGCCGATAACACCTGATTTCTGTAATGCACTTGCTTGATCCATAAGTGATTTAACTTGTTCGTCTGTCGCTCCGGTGTTTTCTTTGTGTAATTGTATGAGTTTTGCTTCTGCTTCAGCTTGGATGTTATAAGCATCTACTGCTTTTTTTCCCATTGCAACAGCAGCCGCACCAATTACAGCACTAGCAGCCAAAAATGCTTTGGCGAATTTTTCTGAGCTTTGGGTTATTTGATTCCCTAATCCTTCAAAAGTTTTTCCTGCCGAACCGACCGCTCTCTCAAAATCCTTAGTATTGATAGATAAATCATAAAAAATAGAGCCTATTTGTATTCCAGCCATATATATATTATACCTTATTTGATAAAAGTTGTCTTAATGCTTCTCTATCCGCCTTGATATCTGACTTGTGGAATCCATCGCCCATTTTCTTGATATTATTCATTAGTTTTTGTGCGTCGGGTTTCTTTAAGTAAGGAAGTGAGGATATATTCGCCATCATCATATAATGACCACCGTCAATTTTTAGAGATTCTTCCACTAGACCAAAAAAGATATAAGCGTATTCATTTAGTACCTGACTATATCGGTAATTATATTTACGCATGAAATAAGCTATCGCTCTAATTATTCCGTTTTTTTTTGCGGTGTCATTTCTTGTTTTTGTGTTTCTTCTGTTTCCGGCATTGATGTTTGATATGCTATCTCGACTATTTTAGGTAATTGAGCAAGTGAAATATCAACATCATTTTCTTTTAATTCAGGAATAAATGAGCCTAGAGCTTCAACGACTTCTTCCATTTTATTCATTTGGTCGCTTTTATTTAAATCAGCGAATGATAAGAATACTTTTTGAAGTTTAATTAAGGCTTTGAGTTTTCCGGGATATACATTCAAAACCCTACCTGATATTTTAACTTGTGTAGGTTCGGGTAATAAATTGTCTAAATCAATCATAGTTGATTATAACACTTATGACGCAAAAGCGATATTTTCTGCTTCAGGCTTGGTTGTGTCAACCATAGCTGTGAAGGTTACTTGATAGACTCTCTCATTTTCGACTTGATAGGCAACCTCAACTGCTGAAGTTGGCACACAATTTCTGAAAGTCCAAGAAACTGTACCGTCAAAAGGAGTTAGTGTTAATACTGCTCCAGTTATATCCGTTCCAGCAATACCACCAATCTTAACTTTGCCGTCTGCTGATGTTGAACCTGATAATGCTTTGACTAAATTATCTTTAGTAGTTTCGGCAAAATAAACCTCAATAGTTAAATTAACACCAATCAATGAAGCTTTGACGGGGGTTGTACCGTATTTGCCTGATTGATGCAAATGAACATTAGGCTCGTAGTTAACAACGATACCGTCTGGAGTTGTTAATCCAATATCCGAACCATTTATTGCGAGGCTTCCTGCCCCAATTCTAAAATCTTCTACTGACATATTTTTTTAAGTTTTCCCGCCCTTATTTATTTAATTATAAACTTTTATCTGATAATAATCAATGAAGAAACTACTGAGTGCTGATCTTGGGCAGGATAATGTTTTAACCTGATCAGCATCCCAATAGTTTCATCGCTAACTACTATCTGCTAATTCTCGATAAATAAAGCGGATAGTTAGCTTGTATCGTTTATTCCTCTGTGCGTCCCTGTCAAAGTCAATGATATTCCCCAAAGCCGACGAGAAATAAACATAATAATCCCCCATGACATAATTCCCCTTAGCATGGAGTAATTTAAATATATTTTCCATTTGAGTGTATCCGTTGTCTGTTTTTTTATTCCTCACCATTATGTCGATGTGCTGTTCATAAAAATCAATACTATAATTACTATTAGGTGATGGGGCGTAAATCAAAGCAGTACAATCCCCGCCATTTATTGGTAATTCCCCGATATAATAATCCCCTGCTATATTAGATTTAATAAATGTCAGTAATGATTCTGCTATCATAATCTTATACTCCCCGCTTCTGCTTTAATGTAGTTAATTGAGCCAGCTTTAACATTATCACCCGCTTGGGTTAGGAATCTTCTCTCTTTTTGATATTTAGTACCTAATTCCACAAATTTGGCATATTCAACATCAAACTCAACTTTATAATTCATTTCCCCATTTCTGTAATGCTTACCACTACTTCTTAATCTACCTGTCAAGACTGGTGCATTTTGTTTTGATTGCCTCTCAACATCAATTGCCATTCTGTTTAAAACTCTATCCATTGCATCATCGCTTAATTTAGCGAATTCCTTGATGTTGTTATTAACTCGCATCTTCGACATTGTATTTTTTAACAAATAACTTTTTAAACCGTATATTAGGGCTTTGAAAGTTCCTAGCTTTGACGATTTTCTCTATACGGTAGTATTTCCCCTCTATCGCTATTAAACCACCTTCTGCGACCTCTTGTGAAGCGTCCACCCAAACAATAGCATCGGCGGTGTCTATACTTTCAATGTTAGTACCTCTATCAATTTCAGTTAATTCTCGGAATTTTAATCTAATTTCTGTTGACGATGAAACTACTTGGTCGCCATATATATCCTGTACGGTTTTTACCAATCTTCCTGCCTGTACTAATAAATGGTTAATCATAGTGTTCTTTTTATATGATGACTAATTTTATTTAAGATATTTTTAGTCGTGTTTATGGTTTCTTCTGATGTGCCTTTCTCGTAAGAATAACCCTCTATGCTTTCTTTTTTAAAGGATGCTGTTGAGGTTCTATCTGCCAATAGATTAGCACTTAATTCTGTTGCTACCATTTGAACATCGGCAGGCAATTCGCCTGATGTGAATTTAGCAGTTACTTCTACAATGTCATATGGGAAGCGATAGTCTATCAATCTAATGCTGTTTTTAATCGTTGAGTTTAGAGGATATAGTACCCACTCATCATCTTCGGTAAATTCCATTAACTCAAACTTAACTTTGCTCAAATCTCTAAAATCGTCTACAAATAACTCCTTTTTTCTGTTGCCGTCGTAATATCTTGTACTCTCGGAAATGTCGCCAATTCCGCTACCGATATCTATCCAACTTCTGTTGGTATAGCTATTTATCATCAATGTCGCTTGACTGATGATACTGTTTAAGATTACTTCTTCACTTGTGGTGAGTTCTCTTTGGAGATACGCCTCAATATAGGCTTTGTTAGTGTACATTTTTTCTTTTTCTTAAAAAATAACGCCATGTTTTTGAAATTCATAACTATATTATATCAAAAAAGCCCCCTTAATTGCTAAGAGGGCTTAATTTTAATCTTTAATTGATTAGGAAGCTGATGGACCAGTCTTAATTACTGCATAAGCAGTTTTGTGTACATGGATCAAATTCATTCTCAATCTAGCTCTAACAGCTTGAATATCTTGAGTCATCAAGTTTAAAGTATCCCCATTATCATCTGGATCAACGATTATACCAGTATCGAAGTATTGTAATTGCATTGGCAATCTAATACCTAGAGTAGTATTCTTCAAATCTCCAAATATGATAAATCCTTTGTCGGCTGCGTCATCGGTAACACCTGGCATAACTTCGCACAATTCATATGGGTAACCCCAAATTGTACCGCTCTTCATACCGTCTACACCTGGTTTCCAGATATAGTTATCGTTTCCATCTTTAATCTGTTGTAAGACAGCTAAGACTGAACGATGTAAGTAGAATCTGCCATTATTGGCGGAAGGGGTAGGTACAGCGAAAACTGCATCTGATAAATCATCGAAAGAAATATCGCTGATTGATGTTCCGTCAATAGTAACAGTGTTCACGCCGACAGTATTGATAATACCGGAAGCATCATGAGATAAAACGATTTGGTCTTGTTTCTTGGCAGAGGCTCTTGCGAATCTACCAGTTAAATCATTCCAGATGTTAATCGCACTATCTTCTATCAATTCATCAGTAACAGGAACGATAGCAGTGTATTTTTTGTAGGTTAATTCATAGCTGTTGTAGCTAGGTTTAACGCTAGGTTTGACACCACTTTCATCGGTTTCCGTGAATTCAATATCATCGCCACCAGTAATGCCTCTTAATGTGTGAGCAGTACCTCGACGAACATTGGCATATTTAGAAGCTACGCCAAACTCTTCCTCTAAGCGAGAAACTTCAGCGATGAATTCTTCGGGTGGAAGAATATCACTGTCGTCGGTTGTGTTCATAGCAGATTTACCTACTAAGTTTTCGTATTCACCGAATTGACCGGTTACTAAGCCTTTATACCAGCTTTTTAATTTAACTTCTTTCTCAACATCTGCACCATCAACATTGAAGTTGATTTTTTTGGTTTGGATTGCTTCGAATTTTTCTTCAAGAGCTTTTAACTTGTCATCGTACTCTTTTTGTACTTTTTTAAGCAACGATTTTTTTACTTTAGTCTTTTTGACTTCAGTTTTTTCTTGTTTTTTCATACTTTTTTTATTTTCCTGCCCTTCTTTATCTAAATTATAATTTTTTTTATCACTTGTGTCAAGGAATTTTTCCTCTTTCTTTTCTTCTTCTAGTAATTCTATCTTGATGCCTTTGGTTTTAGCCAACACCAATGCTTCAGAATTAGCCGGTACTAATACAGCACTAAACTCTAACATCTCGGATTTAGTGTAAGTGTTGCCGTCCATTTCGGTTGCCATAAAACCAATAGAGAATGCGTTTAAAAACCCACCCTTGAATAAGTCATAAACTACTTTAGCTTTTGGATTTTCATTGACAGCAAATATCATTTTTGCTTTTAGCTTACCGTCTTTAGTTTTGGTTATCTTGGTTGCTTTGCCGATTGGCAATTCATCATAGTTGTGCGACCAAGCAACGACTGGATTTTCTTTGTATTTGCTTAGATCCAATCCTTTAATATCTAAAACCTCTCCATGTCTGTCAAGACTATTTGAAGCTACTATCGCTTCCAATTCGCCTTCATTAACGCTTTTCACTTTTGATTTGAAAAGTCTTTTAACAAATTTATTCATAATATATTAAATACCTGCCCTTATTATAGTAATTATAATCTTTTAATAAAAAATAATCAATTTATTTTATGTACTCCTGTCTTGAGCCTAGTGTATCAACCTCTATGTGAACATCTAAAGAAACAGCGTCTTGGTCAACTGGCGAGGTTTCAGCACCGTCAAATTCTTCTTCTTTATCTTCCGTCATACCACCACTTCTTCATCAATGATTAACTGTCTGTTAGTTAGGTTGGTAGTATCAAGTTTAAGCTATGTTTGTCCTGATGTGCCTATGAGTATAGGGACTGCTTTCTTTAATGTAACAGTTTGAGTTGTTGGTGCTGATAAGGTTTGTTTTGTGAAGTAAGTTTCATAACCTGTTTTTGAGATGTAGATACTAAAATCGTTATAATCTACTTCTTTACCTCTGCCCCAATATGTCGGGTCAACGATTAAATCTGCTTCGTCATCAAAATACATATGTCTTGTGTTTACATAATCAGTTTCTGTCAATCCGCTACTGTCTGTTGTTTTTGTCAGCACAGTTAAACCATTTAGGCTTCTTGATATCAAAACTGTCCGGGATTTTCAATTTAATCTCTTTTATAGCTTTTTCTACATTTTTAAATTCTTGGGTATAAGATATGGGTTCTTGCTTCAATTCTTCCAACTTCTTTAGAATGTCGTCGTGTGATTGCCCCTGTATCGCATGTTTTAATTCCTTGATGGCTACTACTACCTTTTTATTTGATTTTTTACCAATCTTATCGAGTTTGTTTAGAATAGAATCCCTATATTCTTTTTCTTGTTGCTTTTTTTGCAATGCTTTCTTTTTTAAGATTTCTATTTTATTCATTTTCATTTTTCCAGGTGTTGCCATCCTTGATTAACTTTAAAACTTCTGTGCTTTGTCCGGGTATCAATTCAAAGTCTGTACCGAAGTGTAATACTGGTACTTCCCAATCATGAAGTAGCTTGTATCCGTTTCTTGCCAGTTGGTAACCGAAATTTAAGTCCGGACCGAGAGGCAGGTCATTATTAAGTTGCATACTATATTTTACCAAAATTTCAGCATGACATACAAAACAGTACCACCCACAGCCTTGAATTTCACTAACTCCGGTATTTTGATAAGGTAAGGTATAAACCCGATATGGTTTCCCTTCTTTTTCTTCAACTTGCCAGGCGGGGTACATTTTACTCTTCCAGCGACCTACGATATTCCCTTGTACAAAGTCTGCTTTTTTGTCATGTAGTCTTTTTAATAATGATATGTATGAGTTTTTATCCATTGGTAGGGAGTCATCCTCTGCTCCGAGTATGTATTGCCCCCTAGCTTCAGTAATTATAATATGCCAGTTGTCTATTATTCTTTGTCGCCTTTCATTGACATTTGAAAATTCGTCTAATTTGTGATTATCTGTATAGTAAATTTTAACCTCTCCAAATCTCTCATCTTTAACGAACCAATCATAAATTGATGTCCTTAAATTGTCATCCTTAGAATCGACGACGACGACGGCTTCTATGTTTTGAGGGAAGTTTAATTTTCTAAAATTATCGAAAAACCTCTTAACTGCCCACGAACGAGAAAACATTAAAGTCAATGTATATTTAGGGTTATCCATGTGTCGTATCCTGAAACATGGGTTTCTTAGTTTACTTGAAGCTCTACGGGGGTGGGCTATCATCCTTGTATAGTCTCCGTATACTTCCCCCTCTTTATTAAACGATAATTCCTCTATATTCCTAGTGTGAAGAAATTGGTGTTTTTCCTGCTTTCTTTCGTCGGCTCTTGCGTGCCTACAATTCATTATCCTAATAGGAGTGTCCCTGTGATTAAATCTTGGGTTCATGTTTTGGTCAGATGTGATGAATATATTCCTGCCGTTATATAACCAGTGATGTCGCCCTGCGTAATGTATCCCGTTTTGATGTTTGAAAATTCTAGCAGTCATAATGGGTGAGTGATACAAATCCGATAACACCCAAGCCCAGCCAACATCTATTTTCTCATCTACGGCTTTGCGGATTAACTCAGGGTTGGTTACATACTCATCCCCGTCTAATTTGCAATAATAATCCCCCTCTCTGCCGATAAACATTGCCGACCTTTTAACACATTGATTTGCCCAAGCCCTGTCGGTTTCTATTAACTTAACCTTTGAGTATTTTTTAACTATATCTTGTGTTCCATCTGTTGAATATGGCTTATCGTGGGGAAATTGCTTATAAGCACCATCACAAATGACAATTATATCAACATGGTCGTATATGCTCTCAATTGCCCTCTCTATTGTCTTAGCTTCATTATAGACATTGATAACCGCTATTATTCTTGTTGGGTTGACTGTTACATCCCTGAAAATTCCCTTTTCGAATACGATGTTTTTATCCCCGTCTAGGTATCTTTGCAGGATGTCTTTGGTTGGCATTTCTTTTATTTCCATATTTCTATTTCAAGTTTTAATCCAGTTTTAAAAACGACTTCATTTATTAAATCAATAATATCTTTGTAGCTTGCGTTTACATTTAAAATAAAAGACGGAAATATCGGTGATATTACCGCTCCGCCTTTAATCATTCCCACAAGCCCTTTATCCCTAATTATATCACGCCCACCCCAGTTACCCTTAAAGACACAACCCGCCGAAGGAAAGAGCATTGGATAGTTTTCTTTTCTTGATTTTTGGATAGTTTTTAATATCTTTTGTCCGTTGGGTTCTTTGTTAACATTGAACTTCGCCCCCGTTATAATCCAATTATTATTTTTAAAAATTGAAGTCCTAAAGCCGAATTTACAATCTTCTTTTTTTATGGTCTTAAACTGCCCATCATAGTATTCAACCTCGATTAGATTATCTGATACTGCCCCCATTGACGCACTGGCATTCATTCTTATTGCCCCGCCTACCGTTCCGGGTATCCCTGCCACATTTAGCAATAAATTCTCATCTCTGCTAGTTGATTCTTTGACTACATCTATAATCTGCCTACCTGCCCCGATGTATCCGTTATGGTCTTGTATCTCTATTCGTAAAATGGGTTTGCTGGGCTTATTGCATAATATATTATTCCCCCCACCTAAAATGTAATACGAGCTTGGATCAACACCACTCAAGTCCTTAATAGTCTTAATGTGAATTATTTCTGCTTCGCCACCTATCTTGTAACTTAAATAATCAGCTAATATCATCTATGATTAACTTATAGACCTTCCTAGAGTCTTTGATAATCTTAGGAGTAATTTTTTTTAAATGTTTCCTTATTTTCTCTCTATTCTTCCAAACGTAAAAAGCCTTTTTAAACACATCTTGGTTGAGATTTAAAACATCTCTAATAGGATAATCTAATAATTGGAGTAATCCCCCCATTTTATGGTCTATGTCCGGCGTTAGAGCCACAAAGGGAGTATTGACCTTAGCTGAATATATTGCCCCATGATACCTGTCTGTTATCACAATTCCTTTTTTAAACATTCCCATTATCTGCCCTGCGTTGGGTTGCCAATCTATAAATTTCACATTCTTCTTGTGTCGCATTTTCTCTTTAATTTCCTTATATGAAGTCCTGTCATCCCTATCCCCGTCATGCCCTACCGGTACGAATAACACATCGCCCATAGTTTCGATTATCTTATCCGCCAAGAGTGCGACTTGACTTAAATCATCTTTATTGTAACTCCTTATACACATTTTGATTGTGTCTTCATTTTCCATTTTAGTCGGCTCAACATCAAAGACTTGATCGGGTAGCATTATTGACTCCGCTCTATGATTTTTAATGTATTCCTTTGTCTTGGGTTCTCTTGATACTATCAATCTAGCTTTTGATAAAACTTTTTCTAGTAGCATTGATGTTTCTCTTTTCTTATCCCCAACGAAAGTTTGAGTCGCAAAATAAACTGGTTTGTCTAACTCTTGGCAACGATTAAGAAAAAAAAGTGTTGGTCGCATAATATCGCCTATCATATATCCACCACCTTGACTGACGAATACATCTTGGGATTTTATAAAATCATCATCCCAGCCCACCCTCGCTTTAACTTTAAATTTTTTAAACTGATTCATATCCCATTTACAAATATCTTGACTCAATAAGGTGAACTCACAATCTAGTTTTTCACTCAATCTTCTCATCATATTGCCCCATATAGCCACATCGCCTGTATTTCCACATTGATAGCAGTTAGTTAGTGTTATTTTAGGCATAATTTTTCAAAATTACTAATAGCGTTAAACCAAGTATTCTTTTTGATAAATCTACTGGCTCTTTTAACCATATCCATTTTAAAGTCATAGTGGTCGAACATCGCAATAATTAAATTACTAGCCCTGTCAATCCAGCTGTCGTCTAATTCCCCCATTAAGGCAAAGCCCCTATCATCGCCAACTAAATTACCCAAATTCCCCTCGCCTGATGTTATGACTAATGTCTTACTTGCCATTGCTTGCCCTACGGTTAATCCAAATGTTTCGGTATGCCAACCCCCTAGGGGATTTATTAGTATCTCTGACATTTTCATTATCTGTGAGAGCATATTTGAACCCGTCTGCCCTTCATAATAAATACCAGCATTTTTTAATTCCTCGTATAACTTTTTAAATTTATCATCATCTATTCCCCACATACTCCCCCCGCCGAATACTCTCATTGTAGCGTCTGAATATACTTGTCTTACTTTTTCAAAGATTTTTGGTAGGATTGCCATTCCCCCTTTGGCTGGATAACCGGCGTATACAATTGAATGCTTAATCTTGGCATATGTTTCGGCGAAATATAAATCCTCAATCCCGTTCTCAATGACGATTATCTTCTCATATAGAGGTGATGTCTTAAACATTGATTTGTGATATTCTGACACGCATATTATTTGGTCAACATTAGGAAATTTGTTTATTCCGCTGTCTTGCGGTCTATTACTCCAATTTATTGTTTTTTTAGAATTTATCACTTCAGGAAAGGCTTCAAAACCGATGAAAACATCACAAGCCTCATTATCATAGTTATTTATGTTTTTGTATGTTACTCCGCCGTATACGCCCCCCTTATTCCTATTATAGACGACTATCTCATATCCTCTTTGTCTTAATTCTTTAGTGGCTTGTATCATGACGACTTCAGCCCCACCAACGCCTTTGTCGAAAGCAATGTCCGGATTATAATCAACCCTTGAATTGCTATAAAAGATTATTTTCATTTATTCCACTTTGAATTTGTAACCCGCCCTTCGTGTTTTCTCAAATAATACAATGGGTGATTGAAGCTACCCATTTTAACCTTCCCTATCATTTTACAAATCCACTCTACATCTTCGCCAATTCTTGTGCCGTCGTTGAATTTAAATTTATCCGCTATTTCAGGGTTAAATACACAAGTCGGGAAATTCATATTTTGGAATAATCCCTCTCTTGATTGATACCTTGATACATCGACATGCCTTAATGCCCTTCTGTTAAGATTAGGATGAACGAATGAGTACATATCCGACCACGCTATATCATATCCCCCGCTTTCCATATATCCTATCATTACTTCAAATCGAGTTTCTACGCTTATGTCATCACTATCTTGAAAGAAATAATAATCATATTCCCTTGACACCCAGTCTAGTAATTGATTCCTCGCTGTACCACAACCGCCGTTCACTTCCCCTTTCTTTATGAAAATTTTCTTATCAGTTTTGAAATTTTGTACAACCTCTATCGTCTTGTCAGTTGAGCAGTCATCATATATATAAATATCTATATTCTTGTAAGTCTGTTTGTCAATTGATTCTAGTGTTTGAGTTATCAATTCTTCCCGATTGTATGTCGGGATTAAAACTGCAACTTTATTGTGTTTCATAGAGTTTTTCTATGTCTTTTAACTCCTTTTTGAGTTTTTTTTGTTGTTTTTTAATTTTACTCTTTTCTTTTTTAATTTTAATTAACTCTTTAGCTTTCATTTCCTCAAACTCTTTTTTTGCTTTTTCAATATCCTCTTCTACTTCTTTGTATTTAACACTTTTAGGAATATCAGCTACTGGGAGTATAGTACAACGACAGTTAGGGTGCAAAGGTGGATGTACAATTTCAGTATAATCTGTGGTCATGATACCACCGTCCACACCTTCTAGTGTTTGATTTAATTCTGAGAAGTTTTCCGATAAGCCTACAATTTTACCGTTCATGGGTATACAGAATTCACAAGCGTCAGGCTCGGTCAACCACTCTTTGCCGTTGACTAAAGGTGATTGTCTATACGATTGGTTAGCACTCTCATTGCTGCTTGCTATTGCTTCCGTTCTCGCTATCCTTTCGGCTCTGTAACCTTTGGCTTCAGTGTAGACCTCGCTTATTCTCTTTTTAAGTTTATACACTGATTCCCCTTGCTCCATTCCTTGTGCGAGAGTACCCTCTATCTGTTTAATGGTTTCATCGTTGACTGTATCGGCAAATCTATCTATTCTCTCGGTTACATAATCTCTGACACTTGCGTCAATCTCAAATTGTGTTTCATTATCCCCTGCAATATCAAAAGCTAATTTACTCTGCTCTTTCATGAAAGCATAAGATATGGGTGTTAAGACTTTCAAGAGTCTTGCTTTAGATTCTTTTTTATCGAATAACCATGAGGCGAATGTCTTAGTCAGGGATTTGTTTTGTCTAAAGATTTCTTTTCTTTGGATGTCAAATTCCTTTTTTAACTCATTTTCGTATTTACTTGACCACTGATCAGCTTGAGTGAATAGCGTCTTTCTGAAGATCTCGCCTTTCTCATGTCTTGTTAGTTGTTTCTTAACTTTCTTTTGAGGAGTTAATATGGCTGGAGTTTCGCTCATAGGTACTAAATTAAGAGGTTGGTATATAACATCCCCGCCCTCTATTGGATCTAAACCTTTTTCGAATCTTATATCATTAGTCGTTAGCCATTTATTGTGTCCGATTTCCCATTCCTTCATCATCTCTTGCTCTGAGATAGTGGCTGGGTCTTTGTAATAAAGGGTTAATCCTTTTTCAAACATTGGTGCGAGTTTAGAATTAACTTGGTCAATAAACCTGTCTAATTCTGGTTTAATTATATTTTCAATAAATACTTGCTTACCTTCTCTAGCATTAGCCCTATTAACATCATCGGATATTCCCAACATCGTTTTACTTACTCTAAACATTACCATTATGTCATCTCTAGTCATATCCTTCATTTCTTTCAAGGCGACTTCGCCTAATTCCATTCCCATTTTTTGATAATCTAAACCGTCTGTTCCTTTTAATAACATTGTCTTGCCGGCGTTCTCTGAACCGGTATAATTTTGTTTAAATTCTTTTTTCAGTTGACTAAAGTCATCGTCAGTGATTACCCCTTTAAGCGAAAGGATTCCGCTTGGTCTCCCTGCGTTGTTTAATGCGTTGCGAGTCCATACGCTTCCCGATTCTTCAGTTTGGATATATATCTTTCCTGCTTCTACCGGACCGAGTCCTCTGAAAGGATTGGTTGGATTTGGCATCCTAAAGTGAATTACTTCATTGGGTTCTAGTGTGGTCTTATTCCCCTTATCGTCGGTCAAAACATACCCCTTAACGACGGGTACATTGGCTTTTTCGTCTATAGCTACCTCTACCATATCAGGACGCAATAAATACATGAGTTTGGGTTTTAAGCTTTTCTCACCTTTGGCTAGATACCAAAAAGATTCCCCTGCTAATTTCATATAAGTAAAATGGGCTTCTAAAAATTGAAATTGGGAAGTGTCAGGATTCGGAGTTTTCAGTAAATCCATTAAAGGATGGGAGCTTATTGGTTTATCATTTCTTTCTAAAAAGAAATCAGCTTTAGCACTCTCTTCGGCAACTGCGGCGATGATGGGATATACATATCGTGTGTATTGCTTAAGTAGGGTTCGTTTAGACCAATCGTTTTGGTTTATCCACCCGAATAGCCCCCCTATAGTCCTACTCTGCCCCCTTGAGAAAGATTTTTTTATCGTGCTAAATATGTTCATACTTATATTATACCAAATGAAAAGGAAGATGAATTATTAACTAATCCGTAACGAAGGGCGTCCATTGAGTGCGAGTAATGATGTTCCGGTTCGTTTAAGCTCTCCCCGTCTTTATTGGTACGCCAAGCATAGTTGTCATATTCCCTGATTATATTAGTGCTTCTTCTAGTAACGCTGATTTTTTGGTCTTGTACAAATTGGATTCCTTGATTGACACTACCCTGCCCTTTAGTGCTACCGATTATGTTGATTCCATAACTTCTTATCTCGTCGATACTCTTGGGTTCGGCACTGTCTGCGATGACTAAAGCTTTTGGTTGGTTATTTAATATATCCGCTAAATGCTTATTACTTAATCCTTTTTGGTATATTACCTCGTCTAGGATATAACCACCGTCGTGTTTATATATGGCGATGATTGTGCTTGGGTCGTTAGTGTATCCAAAGTCCATGCCATATCTCTCCATTCTGGCTTCCGGTGGTAGCGTGTCGATTATATTCCAGTTTTGATATATTTTACCTTTAACGACTTCGGGTACTAATCCTTGAATCATGTTGTAGTAATGATTGGGTTTAGTTGTTTTATATGTTTCGTATTGATCAACGCTTGCCTGTGCTATGTTTTTTATATTATCTTTATAGCTTGAATAGAGGAAAATCGTGTCATTGGTTTCTTTAAGTTTGGGAATGTAAAAATCCTTAATATCACTTGGTTCTAGGTCGAACCACCTTTTAATTATCCAATGGCTCTTGGGTGGGGGATTTAATAATAAAATGATTGTAATATCCCCCTTAACCGTTCTTAGCGAGTCATCTAGTTGCATAAAATCTTCTTCCGGTATCTCGTCTGCTTCCTCAATGATAACGCAGTTATAATTTGCCAATGATTTTAATTTTGATTTTTGGTCTGTACTTGATTTCCTAAACCCCACAGCGTTGATACTATTCTCGCCATAGTGAATTGACATGGTGCTGTTGTTGATTTTAAGATTGTCGTATATTCCGTTCTCTTCGGCTCGGTCTAGTATTTCTCTATATATTGAATTTCTTATATCCCCTAAAACATAACGCATAATCGCACAGCGAAAGTATTCCGGTGCTATTAGTCTTGCATTGGCTAATTGTGATGCTACTGTTGAACGCCCAGCACCTCTTCCACCCATTAAGATGAAATATCTCGGCTTTTTAATAAACAAAGGTTCATATATTTCATTTACTTTCTGTTTCATTGAATTTTGTTAAAACTATTGTATTAGTTTCTATCTTTTCTCCACCTGATGTTATATCAGTTTTATTTTTTTGACCGAAGTGATCATTCATTACTCTTTCTAATAACCATTCTTCATTTCTTATTCTCTTACTTTTTTTTAATGCCCAATCAGATTTTGCTTTTGCACATAAGTCCGAAAATTCCGAGTCTTCTTTTCTCCACAAAATTATAGTATCCTCATTCCTTCCAATAGAATCAGCCGCTAATCCTTGATTAGGTAACTCTCTATAATATTCTAAATATTTTTCTTTTAGTGGTAATTTATTATCTTTAATCATTTTCTGTTTCAATGGTAATTTTTAAATTAGTTTGTGGTGGAAGTTTAAGTAAATCACCCATCTTATCATTGTTATATTCTCCTGTTTCTAGTTTAACTACAAAACTGTTATCTGTTGATCTTGGCCCTGATATTTGTAATTTGTCAGCAATGAACTCAATCTTCATAGCCTATTATAACACTTATAATCTCCGCATCAAAATCGGTTATTTTACCTTGTCCCCTACCAGTGGGGGATACCCCTCTTTTCGTGCCTAGATGATTCCCCTATCGTGCCTAAATGCTATTCCTTCTCAGATTCCTTTACTGCCTTGAGATATGTGTTGATAATGCTCTTACACGATTTGATTCCTTGTATATAATCATAAGAGCAATTCTCTATCTGTATTAAGACCATATCTATGCTTTCGAGAATTGATTCTAGTAGTTTTTTATTCTTCATTTTCTAACTTAAATATATAACTAGAAGAATACTTAACCCACCTTTCTTTTTCATATTTTTTTGAGATATTTTTAATTCGTCGATCAAGCCCTTTCATTGCTCGTTTTTTTTGTTTTGGTGTCATAATTATCTATTGGCTACACATCTCATCCAGCCAAAGAGGAAATCTATAATTCTTTTCATAAACTACTAATGACTTTTAATATTTCGTTTAAATCTCCGTTAAAATCTTTTAGAGCAAACATGAAACTCATTATTGTGTTAGTAGGTGATGGAGAAGATTGTTCTTTAGGATACATAATTCCTAATTTTTCTTTAATTGCACCGATATTTTCACTAATTAATTTCATAACATCAACGACTTTTTCGTCTTTGATTTGATCACAAGCTGTTTCGTTCAACATATTTTATTTAATTTATAATTATCTTATTATCTCACTTATTGATACAGTTGGAAGTGGGTAAATAACTATCATACATAGTCAAAAAGTGATATAGATTTACATAGTTGACTTCATATTTAGAAGTGGAATAATGAATGTATTAGATGTTAAATTTTATATGTCAGATATTTCAGAATACAAAACAAAAGATGTTTATATTGCATCAACATTGATAGCCAGAGGTTTAAAGCAATATAGAATAGAAAGAAACGGTAGACAATGTTTTTTCATTTTTTCCCCAGAAATAGAAGATACCCCAACTGGATTTAGTCCAGTAACTTTTTTAGAAATGGAGATAGAACAATATTGGAGTGGTAATTTGTTGGTAGACCCGAAAGAACTATTTAATGCTTTTAAAGAACTTAAAAATAGGATGTATGTGGAGGATAAACAATGAGAACAAGAATTGTGTGGACTAAAATTTGGAAAGACGATTGGTTTCAATCTTTGTCAGATCAAGGACAAAAACTTTTTTTATATTTAATAACCAACGAAAACATTGCTTTTTCCGGTTGTTTTCAATTAAGTAATTATTCTATCAAGTCAGAAGCTAGAATAAAAGAAATAGAAAAGACTAAAAATGATTTATATCCTAAGGTTAAATTTTATAAAGACTGGGTATATGTTTGTAATTCTGAATGCTATAACTCTTTTAGGGGTAGTAGTGAAGTGGCTAAAGAAAAAGAATTAACACTAATTCCATTAGAAATATTTAATACCTTAATTAAGGGTAAAGATGAGGGGGGGTTAACCGATAGGTTACCTATAGTCAACCCTCCTACTATTACTAATACTATAACTAATATAAATATTAATACTAATAAAGACTATATGGAGAGTATAACTCCAGAGATTATTTCTGAAATTGCTAATAAGTATTTAGTCCCTGAATCTTTTGTTAAAAGTAAACTGGAAGACATTGAATTGTGGGAAGGAGAAAAACCAGGGAGAATGAAAGGAAGAAATTGGAAACTAACGTTAATAAATTGGGTAAAGCGTGATGCGTTAAAAATTAAAGGAGATTATGCAAAACAAAATCAATACCGAGGGATCGATGCCTCAAACATTTAATGAAGTCTGGATTGCCATTGTAGGCAAACAAAAATTTGAACTCACAGGAGAGCAGGTGTCTGTGCTTAAAAGTGCCGATACCGCAGGAAAGCGAGGGATGATATGGTTTAATGGCTTTGCCATAAATCTATTCAACATTGAATGCCTTTATTTAGACAGAAAAACACCTAAGAATGCTATTACTAGTGGAAATATGCAAGGAAATTTAATATCTCCCGAGCAGAGAGCAAAGAATAGAGCACTGATAAAGAAACTCAGAGAAAAGTTTAAAGGTGGAATTCCACCTAAAAAAGAATATCATCAGGTAATAGCAGAGGTTGATAATTTTAAAGAGGAATACAAAGATGATTGATCTCTACACAAAAATCCACAATCTACTTAAAAACAACGAAT